ACGGGAGTTACAGAATTCAAAGGTGAAATCTATGAAGGGTTACACGAAGCAATCATAGATAAAGAGACTTTTGAACTAGCTCAAGCTGAATTCAAAAAGCGTCAGCAACAGACCAAACAAAACAAAAACAATCCAAGACCATTTCAAGCAAAATATATGTTATCCGGAATGATTCGCTGCGGCTACTGCGGTGCTCCTTTAAAAATGAGAAAAGGGCCCGTTCGAAAAGACGGTACTCGTTTAATGGCTTACGACTGTCATAACCGATGGAAGAGAAAACACACCTATTTGACTGTATATAACAACAACGAACAGTGTACGCAATCCGGAAGATACTTGAAAGAGGACGTGGAAGGGTATGTAATCAACGAAATCAAAAAGTTACAAGAGAACCCTGATGAATTAAATAAATATTTAAAACAACCTGAAGAAACGAAGATAGATACAAAAAAAATAGAATCCCAAATCAAAAAAATAGATAAGCAAATAGCAAAGCTTAACGACCTTTACTTAAACGATTTGATAACTATCGAAGATTTAAAAAGCAAAGCCGACAAATTCAAAAGCGAAAAAAACATTCTTGAAGTTCAATTGAAAAAAGACGAAAACAGTATTTTAAAATTGAAAGCGGAGAATGTTAGGAAGAATCTATCTGTAAAAGACATAGATAAGATGACTTATGAAGAGCAACGGAATCTCGCTAAAACGTTAATAAAAAAAGTTGATGTCACAAAAGAGGATATCAAAATTATTTTTGATTTTTAGAGGATTTTAGTGTCATTGATTCAAATAAAGGAAACTAAAATACTCTATTAAAACTATAGCAAAAAAGACGGTCATCAGACCGCCTTTTGTTTTTTATAATTCATTATATGCGTCAATGTAATCTTGTAACTCATTTACTTCCATTGCTTTAATATCAACGCCTTCACATTCCAATTCATACAAAGCGTTCGCTAACTCTTCCCACCACTCATAATTTTCTTCGTCGTAAGTAAACCAGTCGTCATAATAATCTTCTTCAAAGTCGTTTTGAATTTCTTCAAAATCTTCAATGTATTCAACGTGTTCAATTCCGCTAAGATAAAGCTTTTTAGGTTGTTCAGCTAGTACTTGTTTAGCTTCAGCGTTGTTATATAAACAATCTTGTTCAAAGTCAACGTGAGCAATGATTTTAGTATCGTTGTATTCCGCCACTAGGTCAGCTTCGTAAGAAACTGAGATATCTTTGTGGCTGATAGTACGGTTGTAAAATTCAGTTGCTTCAACTTTTGAGTTTTCTTCTTCGTAATTATCCAAGAACCATTGTGCTGCTTCGTCTTTAACGTCGTCAAAATCTTCATTTTCTTTCAAACCTAAAAGCTTAGCGAGTTCTTCAAGACTTTCTTCAGAAAGTTCAAAGTCATTCAAAATGTAGTCGTCGCTTGCGTATTGGTTAACGTATTTTACTTCAAGTTCAAGTATTTTCATGTTTTTACCTCTTTCTTTTTAGAGGTACTAAAAAGTACCTAGTAAGCTTTACTTAACTAGGTACCTATGCTATAATATTCACATATCTACTTAGTTAAGTGGATTGTTTCTAGGTTATCCGTAACGGTTTGGCGATTGTTGGCGGGTAACCTTTTCTTTATGTTTTTATTATAGTATATATACTATAATATGTCAAGAACTTTTTTAAAATTTTTTTAGATTTTCTTGGATAAGTTCTTGTAATTCAAGTAAATCTTCTTTTGTCGCATGGTTACGAATAAAACCCCTAGCCGTTGACCTTTTAGTCATGTAATTGCGGTGTTCTCTGTTTTTTTCGTTCCATTTTTTGTCAGCCTTCTTTTGTGCTGCTGTTTGACCTGCTTTTTCAGGCATATAATTCTCCTTTAAATCAGCTTCATGATTATCAGAACCAATGTTAAAACGATATCAATAATCAACAGAATTTTAATTAAATCATGTAATTTCATTTGCATTACACCAATTTTTAGCTTAAAATAAAAATACAAGTGAGGGAGGTTTCTCACCTCACCTGTAACTGGTTTAGAAGCGTTTAAGTAGTTCAACTAACTTATATAGGATATCAAGGGCTAACATGATTAATCCTAATTTAAGCTTTTGTTGTTCCAACTTCTGCGCTTCTTTTTGTTGCCTGCGTTCTGCACGCTTCATTTTAAGCTCCCTTTCTTTTTTTATTATAAGGTCTCAATCAACCTTACATATATATTATAGTATATATACGATATAATGTCAACACTTTTTATAAACTTTTTTGATATTTTTTAAAATTTTTTGGTCCGTTAAAACGGACTTTTTTTATTATTGTGGTTATAACAGCAACAAAAAAGCCCCTAGCTTTTTAGCTAGGGGTGTTAAAGTATTGTGCTCACTTAATTATATCAAATTTATTTGTAATAGTTGACCAAATCGTCTTTATCTCGACAAGAAAGCCATACAGTGCCGAACTGACCGAACTCAAATTTACGCCAATAGTAACCACCATAGTAGCCACCTTCGCCAGTGTCTGTAATGTGTGCCTCGTCAATCTCAAATGAGAAGTACATACCTGCTTTAAAGTCCTTGTCTTGACCGTCAGGCAAGTTGTTGCCGTTTTCATCTACCCAATTGACTAGACCAACGGGAATACCGTTATCAGACCAATCAAAGCCAACAGGCGCTAGGTAGTCACATTTAATTTGATAGATACCGTTAACAAATGCTACATCATTCGCTAGATAGTAAGCTTTGCTGTCTGGTTTACGACCACCTGAGACTACTGTGTTAGGCTGTGTAGCTGTTGACCCGCTAAAGCGCCAAGCTTCGATATAGGCTGGTTTTTCGATAGCGTAATATTGGTCCCAGTTGTGAGATGACACTGCTGTCCCTGCTTGTCCGCCAGTCCAGTAGTCAACGGAAATAAATGTGTTAGCGTCCTCTAGCACTCCGACGTGCCCACCAGCTCCGCCAGATTGCGACATATCAGCGCCCCATGACATCAAAATAATGTCGCCACGCTGTCCGTTCCAGTCTTCATTTTTAGATACTCGATAAAAGCCGTTATTTGCCAATTGTGAGCCTAGAGTCACTGTTGACGGCAATCCGATGATATTTACTCCCGCTTCTTTCAAAGCCTGAGAAATCGAACCAGAACAGTCTGCTGTGCCGTCTGAACCGTTACGACTGCCATACATGCTATAAGTAAGTTTTCCTCGACGGCTTTCGAACCAATTGATTAAAATGTCTGTATTCATTTGCTTTCTCCTCTCCAAGCGTCATTCATTTCCTTAACTGCTGCTTCGATAAACATTTCCAGCTGACTATCTGTTAAATAAATATTGTGAGCTTCTAGGCTCTTTCTAGCTTTAGCTTTTGCCTCGCTAAGTTTTTGGTAACCTTTAGTATCCTCTTCAGCAATCTGCTCAACTGCGTTAACAGCGTTCTTTGCGATGATTTCAACGATTTTGAGCGCTTTCTCACCGCCTTCTTTGTAAAGATAATCTTTTACGGTTTTAACGATAAAACCAGCTAGACCTGTCAAAATAAGCATAGCTGCTTGTACAATCACATCATTCATGTTCTTCTCCCTTCTGCGCATAACTGCGCATTGCTGCGCGTGGTCTAAAACATCTGCGTTTTTCTGACCACATCTTCCAGACCGTCCACCTTATCTTGCAAGACTGATATGTCTTTTCGTGTCTCCAGCGACAAGCTATTGACTGCCTCGGTCAATCTAGCCATTTGCTGCTGGTTCTCGGTCGCTATTCGATTGTTAGACGCTAGTAGCTCTTTATTCGTTTCTTGGAAACCAGTGACTAATTTCTTAGTAACCCATAGCATACCGCTGATTAAAATCAAAATGACGACAATAATAGCCGTTGCTAGGATTCCGCCAACTTTATCAATAGTCCAAGTCGCTTGCATAGCTTCGTGTATTACATCTTGACCCACCATAGACCCACGCTATCTAAGCCTTATTCGGCGGTTTCTTCTTGCAAGCCTGCGTGAGATAGGTCTACAAGCTCTTGCACTTGTTTACGGAAACGTTTTGGAACAGTCTCAATAGTAATCCAACCTAATTCAATTTGCATTGCGAAATAATTAATCATCATTGTTCTTCCTCCTAAAATTGTGTTTTTAATTTTCTTTAATAGTTTCATCTGCTGCTTCCTCGTCAGCATACATTTGATTGATTAAGCCATTCAAAGTAGCTGTTGCTAGCTTTGTCATCTTTTCCGAGTCATCAATGGCTTTTTGCATTTTCTCAATCATCTCATCATACTTAGCGATTTTCTCGCCAATTTCGTTGAATTTCTCGTTTTCAGCACGTCTCGGGAAATTCTCCTGATACACGACTTCCAGCGCTAGCTCTTCCAGCTCTGCATTTGATAAGCTGATTTTGTCAGCTGGTAACATGACGGGGAGAAATCCACCGTCGTTGTTTGATAAAACAACTCGTGTTCCAGTAACTGAACCATCTAGCCCGATTTCCTGCGATTTTGAATTAAAAGATAGTTTCATGTATTCTCCTTTCTAGACCATGAGCAATATTTGTCCGCGGTATTGTTGATTGTTTTTGGAAGCTAAAATGTTAAACTGACCAGTGCCAGCATTGACCTGTACGTGACCAGTGTCAGCACCACTGACTGACCATTCTGCAATCTCAATCATATAAGATTGTGGTGCGCTAAATACACTTGATGGCACTTCGGCAAATACAAATGTGTTCCCGTTACCTTTAAAATCAAATCGAATAGCTAACATGTCACCACTGCGCTTGTAGTAAGAACCTGCATGACCTGCTGACTGCCAACCTGTGTTAGTCATATTGCTACTGTTTTTGATTGCATTAACTTCGTCAGTGTTTGCAAGTTTCTTCCAACCCTTCCAGTTTGGCGAACTACCACCGATTCCGTTTGCATTGCGGACAAATACACTTGATTCGTTGTAAGGCATATACATTTGACTAATTGTGTCACCTTCACTTTTAACGACTAGTAACTGTCCGTTCTGACCTGCTCCGCTAGGTAGGTTGGTTGTAGTCGTTGGTTTGTAAGCACCGCTTGTTAAAAGTGTGTTTGGGTCAGCTGAAGTATTTAAACCTTTAACGAATTCAATACGTTGATTTTGGTAATAATAAGCCCAATCGCTATCAATAACATTCGTTCTTTCAGGAACCTTACCAAGCCCGATTCCGTCTGGTCTAATAGCTAGCGGGAATTTCTCTGTTCCGACTGTGGCACTAAAATCGTAGCTGGTAAAGCTGTCTTCGATTTTGCCGACAATGTCATAAGTCGTCAGAGCGTTAAATACTGCGTCCAGATTTGCTTGTGAGTTAACTAGCTCGCTGACTGTCGTCCACGTTCCGCCTGCGCTACCAGTGTCGGCTGTGTAGTCGGTTGCCGAATGTTTCTTGTATTTAAACGTGAGCTTCATCGTGTTCTTTTGATTATCACCGACCGTTAAAGGCGCAATTTTGGCGTTTCTAGTCACGGTGATAGTCGTGCCTGCCGAACCGCTACGCTGTGCTGTAAAGCTTAGCTGTGGCGTAAAATACGGCAATACGTTGACTTCTACTTCTACAGGTTCGGACGTACGTCCTCGGCTGTCTGTCACTGTCGCTCTAACTGTTGCCGAACCGCTAAAACTCATAATTCCCAAAGCGCCATTGTTTGACGTCGTGGTCATGTTTCTATCAACAATTTCAGCGTGATAATTGGAAATGGTAGAGCTGTAAGCACCGCTTGCGTTGTTAAAAGCGACTTTGATATTGGATAAGACCTGAACAAACGTGTTTGACGTATTTATCAAGTTAGATACAGTCGTATTGCTGTCAGATAAGCTAATACTGCCTAAGGTTGGTTTAACGCTTGCTGGGACGTTACCTGTAAATGTAGCTTCCTTTGTACCAATTTTTGTAGAACCGTTATAAGTGTCAATAAAAACACGTCCCCAAGAAGATGTTGCGTTTGGAATTTTATCCGCAAAACTCATTGGCAATGTCCACGAATAAGATGTATCAACATTGCTTGCTATTGTTCCTGTGACACCGTTCCAGTCGTATCTTAAAGTGTGTTTAAACGTACTAACTTTGCGGTCGATTGAAATCTTGACCGGTGTCCCTAAGTCGCCAGATGTGACGCTGCCTGAACTCGCTCGCGGAATATTTGGTAATTTAAGGTCGAATGCAACCATTGAACTACCATATCCACCTGTATTAAGACTAACCGAAATCTTAATACCAACTGTTTTACTACCATCGTTGTTATGACCAACAACATAATCATGAGCAAAAATCAACTGACTTGACCCTGTGCCAATGTTAATACCGGGGTGCTCAATCGCCGAACCACCGTTAATTGTAATAGTCAAATCAGCCGTGACACCCCACATACTTGCATATCCATTCGTGATAAGACGTGCTTGTACGTTAACTGTTGACCTATTGTTAGCTACGTCTTGCCTATTCCAACCAGACCACACTTCCAAGGTCATATTATGTCCATATTGACCGCTAAAAGTAGCTGTTGCCATTTACTTATCAACCTCCTAAATACCTTAATACCAGCATGTCTTGGTCTGCTGGGTGCGTTTCAAAACGGAAACGTCCAATTTGAATTGTTTTGGTGAAAATACCGTTTTCAATTCGCAAGACACCTTGCGAGATATACATGACTTCGCTACTACCTGAGAATAAGCTGATTCGGTCGTTGGCAAACTTAGCATAAGCTGAACCGTCAGATTTACCGATGATAAGACCTTCATTTTGAACAGTCATATATGTATCGATAAAGTCCCATTGTTGGCGCAAAGTTCCAACGTCTGTCTTTAATTGCAAGATACGAGCTGACGCCTCTTGCAAATTGCGTTCAGATTCCGCTTTAGCCTCGTCATTAGCGTTAACGTAGTTTTGATAAGCTGTAATCCACTGATTGACCGTGTCAATGCTTGCTTTAGCTTCCATTTCAGCTTTAACAATGCTGTTCTGTTCTGCTAAAGCATTCAGCTGTTGCTGCGTGAGTGCTTGGTCTGCTTTACTGTCAATTTGTTCTTGTGTATCTTCAGGAGCTAAGCTGTGAGAAAGAGGTATGGTACCTTCATTTAACATCATGTCATAGATGTATATTTCGTCACCAGCCTTTAGATACCAGAAATGCGGAAGAAAATAACTATTTGATATAGGCTTAAAGGTAAGCCAAACTTTTGTCCACGTATTCGCTTTTATAATATTTGTGCTGTACACGGGCTGTGTATGTTGGTGTAAACTATCGTTTCCAACTTTATCACTATTAGTGTTGACGGCTTGAATATGACCTAAGCTATTCATGCTGAAATTTTTATCTTTATTAGTCAAAACCCAGAAACTAAATGTATAATTACGGTCTTTGGCAAGATTGTAATAATCACTATTGCCGATGAAATAAGCGCCTGCATTACTAGAGCCAGAAACTACCAATTTGTATACTTGATGTCCGTCCTTCTCAACAACGCTAACAGTTGTATCTATTGTGCCGAAAAGTTTTAGATTTTTAGTGTTTACTGCTGTTTTACGCAACAAATTCTTTGAGCCAACCTCAACTCCAGCTCGTCTATCCATCCACGTATACTTCGTTGGGTCTGTACTGCTAGATTGCGTGAAATCGGTGTAATAGCCTTGATACTGTTGACCAGATTCCGTAAAACTAAAACCAGTCTTACCATCTGCACTGCTTGCAAAAGCGAGATGGAGATAAGACGTTTTACCGTCATCACCTTTACCCCCTGGTGCCCCTTGGTCACCTTTCCACTTACCCCACTTATACTTAGTCGGGTCATTGCTTGCTGTCTCATTAAAATCAGCGTACCAGCCCATGTAAGCTTTCGGTGTAGTCAAGCTAAATCCGCCACCAGTAGCATTGTCAGCAAACGCAAAGTGTACGTGCGAGGTTTGACCGTTCGTGCCTGCTATGCTGATGTTTGTTGGCTGCGTGATTTCAGCGGAACCGTCTGAGTAGTATATATACTCAAATTTCCATAAGTAGCGCTGTTCCTGCGTTGGGACTAGTGTAGCCATTGACCAGCCAAGGTCTTCGGGGGCTAAAGACCACTCACTTGGTTGGTCACTTGTTTCTAGCTTTGGTTTGTAAAATGCTAAATATGTTCCGCTGTTGCGAAACCCCAAAACTTTATATAAATAGAACCAGTCAAACGCACGAAGAGCAATATCCTCTAATTGCCACGTATATGTTGACCAAAAGCGATATGTCGTTTCACTAAGCTTCTTGAAGTAACCTTTCTGTTCATTATGACCTCGACTAGTAAACCAAGAGTTAGTAGATTGCCCATTCGGGTTAAACGTTGCGTCGGTATCAATCAAGATAGACTGCGTGTAAATCATACCTTTAGTTGGCTTAAAATTATAAAACTGCCCTTGTGGTAAGATTTCATTCTGTTTAGCAGGATTAACATTTGGGTCTGTTAAATCAAGATAAGCCCATTTCTTATCATCGTCCCAAGTCGTATTTGTAATACCGTAACCCATGACGAAAGGTTTATCGGTCCTTTGCATAAGGTTTCGCCCGCCTGCACTCGGTACCTCAGGCGCCTCAGCGCTATTCGTTAACTTGTAAAATGTCTCCCTGCGTACTTCCGCCCTCTCCGTCAAGTTCACCAGAGTCATCTGACTCGTTGCTATCAACTTGCTCATCTTGCACCTCTTCCTGTTCATCTTCGACCCAACGTTTAATGTCAATCGCTGGTCCATATGTGTTCCAAAGCACACGAATAGCTTCGGATTTTGTTTCAACAGGCACGTCAATGATTTGACGCTGTTCGGCAATTGCTACGTCTGCTCTAATCATGTTTGATTCTCCTCTCTGTTATTCCCAAACTTCGCACTTGAAATCGGCTTTAGCACTGATTTCGCTGGCGTTAACAGTGATTGATTTACCAGTCTTATAAGCATTGCCCGAACCGCCAAAATTAGTGTCCATAACGCCATTCTTGTTGTATTTTGCCCATTTGTAAGTTTTAGTCTTGTCTGAGCCGTCTGTGTCAAGCTCTTCACCGTTGCGAAAAAGACGTGCTTTCATCACCGTTGACCCTTGTCCGTTTTTAAAGATGTTTCCTGCGCTAGATTCTAGATGTAGACTGATTGGGTCTGACATATCGACCAAAGTACATAGACCTGTAGTTTTTTGGTCATTAAGCCCACCTGTCTTGTTAGTACATACAACTTTGAATGTTTGCGCATTAGTAACTACTCCTGGTGTGACTGTAAGCACGCCTTGACCTGTTGTGTTAGTGCCTGGTGCCACGTTAGGTGTTTGACCTGTAGTAGTGCTAGAGCATAGGTGCCAACCTAGACCACCGTCAGAGTCGTAGCCTGCTGATGTAGTGGCTGTCACGGTCGTGTCTTGATAAAAGAACTTAAATTGCTTGTTATCGTTTGTTAGTACATTTCCTCGGTAAAGGTCTGCATTGACTGTAAGACTTGCTGGCAAGTTGTTGCGGAACGTGTTCCCGTTTCCTGCGTATACGTTTAGGATTTGAGCTTCTTTACCGATTGATGTTACGAACAAATCAATTTGTGCATGAAATTGTACGTCTAAACCTGATGTATCGTCTTTCCAAGTTCCGCTTGCTTCAAAGCGTTTAGAACCTTTATCAGGATTGATATTGACTTTAGTAGTTAAATTCTCGTTGTGTGAACCTGAAACGTACTGATTATCTGTATTAGTTTTTGATGTGATTTCCGTTTTGGTAGAGCCGTCAACAACGTACCAACGAAGACCACTAATACCGCCCAAAATGCTTGCTGTTGAACCTGCTTTAGTAAGGTTAAGTGTCAACGTTTGAGCGCTAGAAGCGTATGACGGATTATAAGTTCCTGATGTTTGACTGTAGACTTGTGTTGTTGGTTTGTTGGCTGTAATAAACGCATTTAAAACGGGTGCGTCTGATAGGTCTACAACTGTGATTTGACCTGCTGCGATAATTCCCATGATTAAATTCTCCTTTTTTTCTTTTTCTTAAACTTGTTTGCCTATATACTCGATTTCGCAAGAAAATGTGGCTCGTCTGAACACGTCTTCCTGCGTGATTCTTATTGATTTCTGAGAGTACGAATGGTCTCTGTTCCAATGCTCGTCTGGTGTCTCATCGTCATTCATTTTGGTCCAGATGTAACTAAACTCTGTACCGTCTTTGTCAATTTCCTTGTTTCCACGCCAAAGCGTGGCTGTCAGTGTGCTAGCAATATTGCCGTTTTTGAACGTGTTCCCGTTTGACGTCATGACTTTGAGCTCAATCTGCTCAACGAGGTTTGCCAACGTGATTTCCGTCGTGGCTACTTCTGTGTTCCCAACGTAGCCCGAGACGGTTAGTACCGCTGTCTCGTCTATGTCTTTTGCTTTTACTAAGTACTGCATTCCGACTGTTACCACGCCGTCAAGCGCCCAGCGCCATGAGACGTCAGTGGCGACAAGTTTCTCGCCCTTGTAAAGGTCGGCTTTAAAAAGCGTCTCACCCTCATTGTTCTTAAACGCCGTACCGTTATCACTCGATAAGCGGATTGTGTAAGGTGCTTTGGCGTCTGCCATTTCTTCCATACGAGATAGCAAGTCGCTAGGAAGTTTATTCTCGATTACTTTAAAGTTGGTAAATACTATGTGGCCTTGGTCTGGGTCTGAGAAGCTCCGGTGAACCTCTGAAGCCCTCATTTCCAAAAGTAAAACCGGAAAGAATTGGCTATCATGTACTTTAACCGTATCCCCGGGCGCCAAATCGGCGTCCCCTTTGACGTCGTAAGTGATTGCCGGATAACAGCCGGCTCGAATAGTTCGTAAAGCTGTAGCTTCCAGAACTGTTTCGTCAGTTGTTTCGACCGATATGTCTTTACGAATCCAGTTATCACCGATTTCTTTACCAGATAAAACGGCCGGATAGAGCTTTGCTGAAATAGGCGCGTAAATATTACCGTTCTTTACATAAAACTCGACTTCACCGGCGTCGTTCTTGTATTCTTTGTATTTGTCGGACGGAATCACTGTCTTAACGGTCTCTTTAACGTCCTCTGTATACGTTTCTTGTACAGGGACTTGCTTAGTGACTGCTTGACCGCCCACGGTCTTACCTGCTGCAATCTCAGGCGGAAAACAAACCGTCTGAACACCAGCCATATAAGCGCCTAGATTGTAGCTATTTTCGACTACATACATGCGACCGGCGTAGTTTTGCTCCAAGACCGTGATAGTAGAGCCGCTGACCGATTTAATAATCGCTGTATGTCCGTAAGGCCCCGTCCAAAAAGGCGAACCATAATTAGCTCTAATATTGACGATGGCGCCAGCTTTTGCATTCGAAACCTCGTTACCAACGACAGCCCAACCAAAAGCACCCCAGCGATAATCCGTACCAATATTCGAAGCGGCTATCCCTGCACCGATTCGCCCACTGATTCCAGTGACACCAGCTCCAAGACCGGGACCACCTAGCAAAGCGGAATACAAGGCGGATAGTGAATAACATTGGCCAGTTCCGACGCGTTGACCTTTGCGACTTTCAATGTTTCTCAGAGCGTTCTCTGTATTCCCTGCGCCACCACCAGACACCGTAACAGTCTTGTAAACCGTCCTAGTTTTAGTGACTTTCCGAGTGATTGTCTTATCACCGCCGACTGGGTGAACCACGTTGAATATTGTCGTTTTATCAACTGTACGAGTGATTTTTTCGATATTTTCGTCATAATCCAATATGATGTCATCACGTCTAGCCCCAACGCCTTGATGTGTGTCATCATGCTCTTTAAAGACATTCAGACGAAAGATTCTAAGCGAGCTATCATCATTCAAATAGGTCTCGAATGCGATTTCAGCGTCAAAGTTATTTGCTAACGAAATCAAGCGTTTTAGCTTAGTATCTTGGCCAGTCCATTCAATAGTTCTCTTTTGGTCAGAAACTTCGTTGATACCTAATTTCAATGCGGCAAAATCTAGCAAATCTAGCTTTTTAAGGTATTCTTCGAAACTGTAAGCTTTATCAGCCTTAAATGGGTTAGCGTATTCGTTCAAAAGCTCTAAATTTAGATTCTCGCAGTAGCAAGTGATAGCGTCTTCGTCCTCAACTGTTTTCATGATGTTAAACAGGTAAGATTGACCATTATGACGAAACGAAACAAACGAACGCTCGTTAAGCGTTTCGTAAATACGTCTGTTATTTGTGTCTAAGCCCAGATTCTTTTTATCAACTGTAAAATCAAAAGTCGCGGAACCTGTATCTAGGTACCGCGACCACATGTCATTGTAAAATTCAAGGCCTTTAGCATTGTCGTCGTTATCCAAGAAACCGACACGTTCAAGGTTATGGTCTAAAATACTTAACAGCATTAGCTCCACCTCTCCTCAAATTCAATACTTGCTGTCGGTTCTTTCTCACACCAGTCAGATGTTGAAATAATAACTTTACTTTTTCCTCGTGGAATTTTTAAGAAGTCTCCGCCATCAACCATTTCTTTAGCGCTTTGAATCCCGTCAAGTAAAATAGTACGGCTTTCGCTATTGATTTCTACGTTGGTTCCAGACATGTATCGATTCGGAATATCTTGCCATTCTGGGACTCTATCACGTCTAAATGATATATCGCTGACATACATGCGAGTTACCAAAGCATGACCTGAGAAACCACCTAAAATCAGGTGTATATTAGCTGTTTTTTTGCCTTTAATTGCTGGGAGCGTGTATGAATTACGACCGCCCCAATAGAAGAAATCGACAACGTCGTCTTTTCTCAAAATATCCGAGAAACCGCCCTGAGGATTAAATGGGTTTTGACTTTCGTATTGTGTATCCCAAAATTTTCGGGTTCCCAAAATTTTGTAACCGCCATGACCGTCAGCACCCAAAAAATTGTATTCGCAGTCAAGTCCACGAGCACGCTTAAAGGTTTCAGCGCCATATAAGAATGTACCTTCTTCGTCGGTTGCAATAACCTTAATGAAGCCATGTTGGTTGTCAAGCTTCTCAGGACCACTCCAAAACATTTGACGCCACCAAATGTAATCGTACAAAGTGGAATCAGGTGTAGGAAACGTTAGACTACCAGAGCTGTTAACGCCTTGCTGTGAGAATGATTGCAAATAGATGTGTGCTCTATCGTAAAACCGAACAGTTCCGAGCGTTCCAGTTAAATTTTCGGCAACGTTTGAGATAGCTTGATTCTTGATACCGTTATTAAAACCGTCAAAGATTTTCTCTCCTCTGTACCAAATGTCATCTACTGATTTTTCTACAGTTTTACCATTAACTTCTTCTTTATTTCCGACAGCCATAGCGCCAGAATCGCTAACTAACCCATAATAGCCGTTATCGCTATTAGATTTGAGTCGGATAATCGGCAGTGCGGTCTCATTCCCTTTATTTTCGATGTTAAAAGTAAGCAGACCGTCTTTAACCGTAGGATTATCAAAGCGCTTATAAGCAACACTGTGAGCCACTCCATCGAATGACTCAAATTCCAGTGTTAACTCCGCTTCTCTGACCGAACTTGACGGTTCAGGAAACTTGCTAAGTGTCGCTAAATAGTAGCGGTCTGGTTGGTCGCTAAAGACCAATTTAGCCGGATATTCGGCAAAGATATCGTTCAATATATCGATAGTTTCCAAGACATTTCCCGCGATAAAAATATCGACTTTGATTGTCTTGCCACCTCTTCGCTGACGTTTAAAAGACAGGCCACGAGTTGCGACCTGCCTTGTTTCGTTTGTGATGTCAGCTGTTCCCGGACGATAGACCTTTAAAACCGTGAGATAAGGCTCAAGGTCTACGCCGTTGTAGGACATAGTTTTTAAAATTTTCTCCAAGCATTATCCCCCTCTCAATCTTAAATTACGAGCGTCAGACGCTGCGATTTTAGCTTGGTATTTGCGATAAGTCTTGCTAACAAGCGTGTCGCTATCGATGTAGACGTCTAGGTCTTTATCAAGAATTTCTTCAAGTACTCCAAGGATTAAATGAAGCACTTCGACGCTTTCAGATTCTCCACCTGTTGCGTCAACGATTCCTTTACCGATTCCAGCCAAGGTCTTATCGTTAAGCGGTAGGACGGCTTCGTCTCCAGCCTCTCCGCCTACCATTGCGTTATTGCCATTCATTCCAAAAAGTGTAGGGCTAGTCATAATCCCACCTTTTTTATAAAACTGCACGCCCAAATGCGGAATTTTACCCTTCAAAAGGTCTCCGACGCTCCACCCTGCTGGTGAAATGCTAAAGTGCGGCATTGGAATATGTGGCCATGAAATACTGAAGTTAAAGAATCCTTTAATAGCTTCGATTGCGTTTCTGACTGCGTCTCTAGCTCCGTTGATTGCGTTTGAGATTGTGCTCTTAACGCCATTCCAAACAGATGAAGCTACGCCTTTAATGCTATTGAACGCGTTTGATACTGTGTTCTTGACACCATTAAACACGCTTGAAGCTGTTGATGAAATTCCGTTCCAGATTCCAGACAAGAATGAAGAAATAGAACTCCAAACGCTTGTAGCTACTGAGCTGATACCACTCCAGAGACTACTGAAGAAAGTACTCAAAGCCGTCCAGACTGTAGTTGCTACTGTTACGATTCCGTTCCAGACTGTACTAAAGAATGTGCTCAAAGTACCAAAGACCGTAGTAGCAAGCGTTACAATCCCATTCCATAGTGTTGAATAGAAAGCAACAAGAATGTTCCAGTAAGTTTGAGCAGCGGTTACAATCCCGTTCCAAAGAGCGCTAAAGAAAGCACCCAAAGGAGCGAACACGGCGCTAGCAACCGAAACAATTCCGTTCCAGATAGCTGTAATCCCTGAAACGATAGCGTTCCAGACCGTAGTAGCTACTGATTTAATTCCTTCCCAAAGGTCAGAAAAGAAATAAGCTAGGCCTTGCCAGAATCCTTGTGTAAACGCCCAGAACACTTCCCAAGCGGTCCGTAAAGGCGTATAAATCGCCAACCATGCGACTTGGAAGATAATCGCAATACTTCCCCAAAGAACGTTGAAGAACGCTACTAAACCGTTCCAGACTCCTTGCGCTGCACTTACAATCGAATTCCAAGCGTCAGACAATGCTCCTTTAACGCCTTCCCACACACTTGAAGCAGTGTCTTTGATAGACGTCCAGAGATTGCTAAAGAAGTCCACTAAACCTTGCCAAATTTGGCCTGCGCCGTCTACGAGTGACTGCCATGTCTCACCGAGCCACTTAGTAAAGTCGGACCACATTTTTTTGCCGGTCTCTGTTTGACTAAAGAACCAAACAAGTCCTGCTACTGCTGCGCCAATCGCTACAATCAGGATTGTGAATGGATTAATAGCCATGACTGCGTTAAATGCGGCCATCGCTCCAGTACCTGCAACGGTAGCGGCTGCGTGAGCTCCTTCTGCCGCCGTCAATGCACCAGTTCGAACAGCACGAGCAATCATCAAACCGTTTGAAACACCTAAAACAACGTTTCTAGCTGTTTCGATACCTTTGATAACACCGGTAACAACCTTGTAAGCCGTCCAAGCGCCTGTAGCGCCAACAATAGCAGATTTAAATACATCTACAGACGTGCCACCTTGCTTAAACCATGTCACAAAGTCCTTAACTCCGCCTGTAGCGTCTGCCAAGAAATCAGAAACGCCTTTCAAGGCGTCTTTTAGACCGTTGACTTTATTTGTGCTACCGTCAGCACCAGAGAAACCACTAAAGAAGTTTCCAACCATGCTAGCAACTTCTGAAATAGTCGTCTTGATATTCTCGTAAGCTTTTTGAAGACCTGAGAATTCAGGCGGAACTTGCGAGAAGACTTTGTCTAGGAATTTGATAAAAGCGTCCGAAACTTGCGGAAGAACCGTATTGAATAGCGTGTTGAAAATTGCTGGTAAAGCATTGAATAATGCTCCTAGCAATTCAGTAGCTCCTGAAATTAAAGGTGGTAGCAATGTTTGCAAGATTTCAGGTAGATAACCAGCTACTAATTGAAAGAGCTGTGACAATCCTTCGATAACACGAGGCAAGGCTTGTAGAATACGAGGAATGACATTATCAAATACAGTTTTGAGCGAATCTGCGACGTTTTTAACCAATTGCCCAATGTCTTGGTCAGAGTCGGCCATACCAGTCAAGAAATCGGTCCAAGACGCTTTTAACATGCTGATTGAACCCTCGATAGTTGTCGCAGCTTCCTTCGCTGTGGTTCCGGCTATTCCCATTGATTCTTGCATGACGTGAATCGCTTCAACAACGTCCGCGAATGAATCAATGTTGTAATGGATACCACTAATTTTTTCGGCTTCCGTCAATAAGCGTTGCATTTCTTCTTTTGTACCACCAAAACCGAGCTTCAAGTTATCCAACATGGTATAGTTCTGCTTGGCAAAACCTTGATATGCGTTCTGAATATCCTGAATATTAGTACCCATTTTATTGGCGTTATCAGACATGTCAACTACCGCTTTATGTCCGACTTCAGCCGCTTTTTGAGTATCTCCACCAAGCGATTGAATCAATGACGCACTAAAGCTGGTAATGGTTTCCATGTAAGCATTAGCTGACAAACCTGTTTCTCTAAAAGAGTTTTTAGAATGGTTCATAACAGCGTCTTGCGCCGATTGCAACTTGTTGAATTGTTCTGCTGCGTCATCAACACTTTTTCCGACGCTTTGAGCGTATTCTTCAAGACTTTTACCACCGGTCCCGAAAAGTGTTTCAACACCACCAGTTAACTGTTCGTACTCAGCATAGTTCTTTGTTGCTGCAACTCCTAAAGTCCCTAACGCTGCCACACCAGCAGCAAGGCCAACGCCGATAGCTTTACCAGCTACACCAGCAGCTTTTCCGATACCACCGAATACTTTTCCTAGTTTTCCATGAGCTCCTTCAGCTTTTCCGGTCGTTTCATCGATTGCCTTGTTGGCTTCTTGGTTCTTGATACCAATTTTCCCGAATAAGCTAAATAGTTCCATCTACATCTCCTTTCTTGTCGTTATTTAAGATAAATTCAGCCATTGCGATGGCCTGCTTATCTTTCTCTACAGATTGTTTCTTATCTGTACGCCCTTTAGAATGAAGATTCTTGTTGATGAACTCGCCTAAACTTAATTCGGTATCTTTGGCCAACCAGATATCTCTCAACTCTTCTTTTTGAGTTTCATTGACCAAATACACTAAAAAATCCAACGTCTGCCCTAAGGTCATAGTCCCTAGGACGAGCATTGGATTAGCGTATCGTTTAAAAAGTAAATCTTTTAACCTAAATTCTGTTAGCTCAACACTGACGCAATAGATTTGAAAAAATCTTTAAGTTCCTCTTTTTTAAAGAAAGCGGTTAATAATTTAGTGTAGTCAATCATGCTAAGCGAATTGATTTCACGAACTTCCTTACCAGTTAAATCGGCAAGAAAAGCATTGATATCGTCTTTTGCTTTATTGATATTTTTCATGACCGCAAAGACAAGGCCTGCAACGACTTTTGTTCCTCGTTTCTCAAGGTCTTTTTCAGTGCTGTTAAAGGCTCCGTCAACCAAAGCCATGATTTCATCTTGACAGTCAAGTTTGCCAAGGATACCAAGCATAGTAAAGATATCGTCACCTTTAAGCTCGCGCATTTGAGCTGTTTCTTTTGGTAGTTCAGTTACGTTTTCAGTCATCAATCAAAATCCTCTCTAAATAATGTTAAACTTCAAGACTAACTTGTGGGTAGTAGATACGAGCTGGGAGTGTCAAGTCTTCTACTTGGTCTTCGTCAGCGTGCGCTTCAAATGTCATCGCCACTACAGATTCATCGTTATCTTTAAGTTCCATTTCAAGACCAGACGTACAAAGAGCGTTATCCAATACAATAATAATCGGGTCTTTAGTTCCTGAAATTGTACCTACAAGGGCAATATTTTTAAGATAGTCACTAGTTTCGACTGTGCCTTTACTTGTGATAATCTTGTAGTTTTCTGGCGCTGACACGCCGTCACCGCTTGTCACTTCAGCACCTAGGGCCAAAGCGATATTTCCGGCCGTAAGCTCTTTGACGTTAGTTTCAAGTGTTGCGTTTTGAGATTCCAAAATCTTCAAACCAACGGCTTTAGTTTTAACGCCATCGACTTCAACCTCACGATAGTTTTTCTCGATAGTAACTTTGTTACCGTCGGAAGTAGCACCTAAAAGCTCGCCTTCCCATTTTTTAGATTCTGCATTCCATTCAAGGTCTTTGTAAACAGCGCCGGCGTCTACTACGTATGATTTAGGCGTGTTCTTGGTATAACCTGTTTTACGTACAGCTTGTTTTGCCATTAATTTCTCCAATCTATAACCAAATAAAAACGCACGTCTCGACGTTGTAGCATGTCCGAACCTGTGTCAGTCATGTTTCCGCCCTCAAAACGTGCTCTAATATAACAACTATCAAGCATTTCAGAGTAATTTCTTAATGCTTGTTTTAATTCTGCCGTTTTGGTCTCAATTCGTTCGTCATTGCTGCCTTGATTATCAAAAATAGTTACGTCCAGATAAGCACCGTCAGCGTATTTGTCACGATTATCACTATCATAGCTAAAAACTAGATAAGGATAAGTGATTTGTTGGCTTGTGTTCTTTCTGAAATAACTTTCAGCGATGACATTTTGACATTGGGCCAATACAGCGGCAATAACTTCGTTCATTTCGACCTCTTTAAGTTAAGTTTCTAAGACAATCTTCCAAAATCTCCCGAATTTGCGACTTGTTTTGACGGAAAGCACCGCGCAAGAACTTAACGGGCTTTTGGCCGTAAGTAAAATACGTTTTACCGTCAGCAGCTGTATAGACCCAGCCACCTTTTCGACCATTGCCTTTCTCGGCAAATTCACCAGTACCAAATTCAATCCAGACTGCATACTCGCAATTAGTGCCGACGTAGCCGACCAACTCGTCACGGTCAACGCGGTAGTCAATGCTATCACGCAAGGCCCCAGTATCGACCGGCGCCAACCCAACGGCGTCACCTTCAACAAGCATACAAGCTTGAATCAGGCCACGAATAGCCTGCAATTCAATTTCATGCTTGACTGCTGCCGAATTATCTTTAAACTCACTAGACATCAACCCACCGCCTTCAAAAAGATTTCCAAGTGGTCGTCTAACTCCATTGGATTATCGACGTACGTCACTTCATAATCTCTATTTTTAAATCGGATTCGGTCCGAAATAGAGATTTCTAAGCTTGTTTCGAACGTGATAATAATATGAGTGCTGTCTGCTGTGATTGCGTTCTGACCATTGCTTTCTTCGCCGCCCAAAAAGTCAATCCAGCCGTCAAAAGTGCTAGATTCCTGAAAGTCGTGAATGATTTGGCCTAAACTGTTTCTTCTACCTGTCTTATCATATTTTAAAATCGTAAAAGTAGACATCAAGACCACCTCAATTTCTTATATTTCTTCAGGAAACCTAGCAAAGTAGCCGGATAGCCTTCTTGACTCTCTGCTGCGGTCACATCGTAGTAAGTCACCGAATGACGACTAATCGATTCCGATTTGACCCCAATTTTTCCAGACATTTTAGAATCGTATTGAATTAATTTCTTAACTCCAGCTAAGACGTCCGCTGGGTAGCTTATTTTGGTCAGTATGGCCTGCGTTGATACTTCTGTGATAAATTCTCCATCAATCTTCAAAACGTCGTCAGTGACCTCTGAGACGGTATATAAGCCGTCGTTATAATTTGTATTATTTACTTCGACCGTATCACCGACTTTAAAAATGTCTAAACGACCTTTAGAGACGCGAATTTCATTATCCGAAAGCACCAAACCAGAGCACCTAAAGCGAATATTTTGGAAATTGTTGTTAGTAGACACCCTGACCATCGTTTCAAGACCGTCGCAATACTCTTGTGTGGCATTTTTATCGATTTTAAGAGCGTCTTCAAGCGAAATAATCATACATACCCCCAAAATTAAAAGAGAGTAGCTGACTACTCCCCTTCTTGTTCAGCTAGCAAGTCAGCTAGCACTTCAGTACGTGCATTTTTCTTGTAATCTACGCCCAATTCATCAAGTTTTGCCTTGATTTCATCACGATTAAGCTCTTTTTCGGGTTCTTCAGCTACTTCTTTCGGTGTTTCGACCGCTTCTTTAGCCGGAAGCTGAATAAGCTCCTTGATAAGCACTGAACCTTTGGCGTTTTCGCCTTTCAAGAAAGATTTTACACGTTTTTCGTCTGGTTCATACCCTTCACGGGGATAGATAGCCCCGATAGGGTAGAAAACACCTTCATCTTGCGAATCGATGAACGAATCAACGACAAGATAAAGTTTTTTCATTCGAATCACCTTCCTTAAACAGTTTCAGTAGACAATTTGTGACGAATTGCCACGATACCGATATTTTTAGGCTCGTAAACACGTTCCCAGTTGTTAGCTGTGGCAAGCTCTGCGTTCGATGGTGTCAAGCCTGCTACTGTTGAATCAGTGAATTTAACACCGTACGGGTGGAAAACAAAAGCGCGACGTGTGAATACTTCATCAACGCCAGCAGCAGCTTTTCGGTTAGTTTCGAACGTTGTAAGTTCTGCCGGTGTTCCGTTGTTACGACCAAAAGCGCCTTCAGCAATTAAGTACGTAGTGTATACGTCGTCAGTTGGTGCGTTACTGTCATCAACGATAACACGATAGCCAAGATATGTTGGAATATTGATTGTTGCGTCTGTTGGTTGGATATAAACAATCAAGTTATCTTGTTGCAATTTAGTATAAACTGCTGAGTGCATAACCATAACTTTAAGTTTATCAGCTGAATCACCAAGAAGTTGTTTAGCGTTAAGTACTTCTTTGGCTGTAATTGGTTTTGCCGCAATGTCTAACATGTGAGTAGAAGCAAGCGCTCCGCCTTCAGCAAACAAACCTTTAAGTACTGACAACAATACTTTTTGTTCTTGACGTAGCCAGTAGTCCCCGATTCGAGCAAGAATAGCTCGTGATGGGTCACCACCTGAAACGACTGCCGCTAATTCATTAGCAGCCCAACCGCGACCACGATACATAACTGCCGCGACATCTTTTCCTGCTGTGATTTTGCCAGTTGAAAGTTCTTTGTCATCATCAAGAACTTCATCTTCCCCGTCAAGGTCGTTCCAGAACGGCATATTCACAAGCACGTTTCCGGCTGTAATCATTTTAGAGACACGTTCATCAGCAATTGCAATTCCTGAGTTAACAATTAGTGATTTTTGAGCAGTATATTGCTGCATATAAGCGTTGTAAATTTCTGGTGTGATTGTATCCAGAACTTTTGTAATTTCGTTTGGCATTTAAAACTCTCCTTTTATTTGTTTTGTTGTTGCTGCAAGAACTGAGTCAGATTCATTTCAGGATTTGCAAGAACTGACTCAAGAGTTGCTTCTTTTGGTGGCTGTCCACCACCTAATTTAGCGCCACCAAGTTTAGTGAAACCTTCTGGTTCTTTAGGCGGTTCTGATGATTGCTCAAAGAAAGTTGGAAGGCTTGCTTTCAGGTCCTTGATTTTGTTTTCAAGGTCTTTCACATTGCCTTCGTCATCGACTTCAAGGTCACCAAGTTTAAACATGAGATAATCAACGTCAGTCCCTTTAGCAGCCGTCAAAGCGTCTTTGATTGTCTGTTTACGAGCGTTGTCTTTTGCTTCCTGTTCAAGCGTTTCAACTCGCTCTTTATAAGACTTCAATTCGTTTTGTAGCTCTTCGTTGTCCTTATTGTTCTTCTTCAAAGTGGCAAGCGTTGCATTTGCCTCGTTAAGCTGTGCTTCTGCCGCGGACAGTTTTTCTTGCGTAGCTTGTACGGTTTTGCCATGCTCTGCCATAATTTGATTGATAACTTCTTCAGACAGTTCTAGAGACTGTAGAAATTCACGTTTCATTTGTTCTCCTTCTACGTCATTTTTACGTGAGACGACCACGAGAATTTGAATAATGTTGACAATTTAACGCCTTGTCTTGGCGAACACGCTCTATAGGAATCGAACCCATATTTTTGGTTTTGGAGACCAACGTCTTTCCGTTAGACTAAGAGCGCAAAACAAAAAAAGCCGTATTTCTACGACTTTTTGGGTATAAAAAAAGCACCATCATTTAGATAGTGCTAGTTAATAAAGTTTGTCAGCATAATCATCTGGCTTTGGGTAAGGTTTATCGTTGCTAATGCAATCAGCGACGCTTTTCTCAAGTTTTTCGACTTCGTCAGCCGTTGGCATTTCTGAAAGCACTTCAAAAATCGGAAAATCTTCTTGAAAATGTTCGAAATACTTCTCTTCAACGTCTGCTACTCTTGTTTTTAATTTGTCATCTTCAAAATAAAGCATATTACAGCTCCTTCAAAATATCTTCTACAATTTGATGATAAACTTTTACAGCGTTCGGCAACATTCGTTTGATTTCGTTGTATGCTTCGGGGCTTGTCGCTAAAAGCTCGCTAATTTCTGCGAAAAACTCCGTCTCTGCCGTTCCCGGACGTTTCCAGTATCTTTTGCCATGTCCCCAACCAAAAGGATAATCATAATGATAACCTGTAGCTTCAAACATGTCTGACAGCGGTGGAATTATATCAGGAACTTTCTTTCCGAGTTTTTCTACTTCCTTCACGAATTCTTTTATGTTTTCTTGGTTTTTTCTTCTGATTTCGGCTCTTTCTGCTGCCGGAACACGCTCGCCTTTTTTGATAATTCGTAAATCACCGTTAATATATCTCCAAAAATCATTTTGAAGTGTCTCTTTCAAGTTATATTGCGGTAAAGAAGAAGCGTGTGTGCCGTATATATCGATTGTGTAAGTTTTTCCAGATAAACGCGTTTTCTGTTGACCGATAACCACTCGCTCGCCTTTAGTTAGCTTGCCAAACCCTAAATAATCAAGGGCGTGACCGTTTTCGTGAAAAACGGTAGAAAGCGGATTTTTCATGTAAGCTGTACCGTCTTTCGTTTTAAATCCATCAAAGGAACCTTGTGTTAATTGAACGCTGCTCCCTCTTGCAAAGGCTCTTTTTCCGCCTAAACTCTTGTATTCAAGCTTGCCACCAAGTTTTGAATACAAGGTTAGCATATTTTCATCTTTAATTGTATCAAATTTATCAAGAAATTGATTGTAATTTGCTAAACCAACAGCCGTAGACATGTTTGTTTTCTCAATTGCCTGAACAGCTCCTTTTCTCGCCTTATCGATTCGGTTTTTTCGCCCTAATTCATAGCCTTCTGCCATAATTTGTTCAACAGATTTAAAACCGTCTTTATTTGCTAACCATTCGTTGTAGTTTCTCCATTTAGAAACCTCTCCCGTCTTGTTATCACGTCTTAAAAGCGCCTTTTTATCGTTCTTCAAACGTGAAACGGTGCGGCAACGGCAATTACAATCTTCAGCAGCAACCCCAAACATGTGGGGCTGTTTCGCTTTAAGCCCGCTGACTTCAAAATCTTCGTCAGGTTTGACACGTTGGCCGTCAAGCTTAGCGTGGTCGCTACGAGTACGATTATCAAGTGTTGAAATCCATTCTTTTTCAAACTCGATACCCAGTTTCATTGCTTCCATTTGCGACTTCTGTCTTGCGATTGCCTGAACTCGACCGGCTTCGGTGCGTGTAATGTTCAAGGCTCGACGATAAGAACTATAGCCAAGCTCTGCCAACCTAGCAGCAGTCTGCTTGTAGCTGTAGCCTAGCAAGAACACTCGTGTAAGCTCTGACTTGATATTTGACTTCAATCGTTCAGCTACACCATCGTTTAAGCGCTCAGACAGCTTGTAATTTGCTACAGGCGTCTCGATAATCGTCTTCAGTTCTTCACTTTTTAGCATTGTGAAATTGATAGCTGTGTTTTTAGATTCGTACTCGTAAAAAAGCTCGTTATAAGCTATTTTCCCCGTATCCTCTAAATGGCTGTTAATTTCCGTTTTAAGCCCTTGTTTTAGTTCCTTGGTTGATTTATCAAGTTGTTCTAAAAGACTCGTCATACGGCTTAATTTTAGCTTTTCTGTGGACGATAGCTGTTCATAGCGTTGATAATCGACCAGTAGAGCCTGTTTAAGGTCCTTAATTGTGTCAACATACAAACCATATAGCTGTTTATCAGTCTTCTTGTCCGCCTTCGCCAGCAGATTCTCTATTTCCTGTTGGAATTGATTCAGTTCCGTCATCATTTACCTCTGTTGTTTGGTTAAAATCAGACTTGTAAGCCTGTTCACCTAACGCTTTCTCGACTTCGTCTGGGTCAATCTCTAGAATTTCAGCGAGTAACTCCAAAACCGTACGGTCATCTAAACGAGGAGCGGCTGTCATGACGTTGTTGATTAAAACCTGCTTAGTATCTGCTTCCGTTTTAGCGACAGTAGCGTTGTCAGTCTCATTTGCCATAACCGAACGTGTGATAATCACTTCAATATCTGACGAATCAAACGCTTTTCCGTTCAATTCATTGATATTTTGGATAATCAGGTCAAGCATTTGCTTGATAACCGCTCTCAATCGGACCTCGGTCTTATTACATTTCAGGTCAAGCAAGCTGTAACGTGATTTAATCACAATATTCGTGATGTTTCCGTCGCCAGTTTGAGAACTATCAAAGCCCATACCGAACTTGTAAATACCTTCTTTATCGATTGCCAGCTTAGTCTTGCGAGCTTCGACCGGAATATCAACGGTTTGAACGTCAATACCGCCGCCTTCACCGACTCCAACGGTTTTTTTAGATTTAAGGTTGGTAACTAGCGAGTCTAGATTATCACCTTCAAAGCCTCGAACGATGTAAATCGGGTGGTCAAAGTCAATCAAGTTATTAGACAACGAGCAAGCCATCAAGTCGTAGTCGTCAATCAAGTCTTTAATTGGCTCCAAATCAGTCTTCTCACGCTTGTTATTAGCAAGTTTGATAAATGGCACTTGGCCATAGCCCTTACCGTAGTAAGTCCCTTCCTCGTCTTTTGCAAGCTGATGGAAAGCCGGATTCACCTTGATAGATTCGTCTAGCTCCATTTTGCCTTCATCAACGCAAACAAAGTAAAATACTTGTTCTTTGGTCCAGAACTGAGCGCGAACCACGTTCTTGACCTCGTTCTTGATTGTGATTTGGTCATCGTAGTAGTAAATCATCTGGTCAATTGCCAAGTTCTCGTCGTAAATCGGAATAGTTTTGAGTGCGTCAGCGGTTCTAAACTTGACCTTGCCATTCTCATCAACGTTCCAGAACGCATACTCATAGGACTTTTGACTAGCACCTTCAACAAGCTCCTGTAGCATAAGCTGAAAGTCGTCATCGATGTATTGTTCTAGATAATCTTGCAGTTCTAAATTTTCCGTTTCAAACTCGACCGGATTAGATAGCAAGTATTGAACTTTCTGGTCAACGAGTTCAGTAAAGAAACCGTGTGAAATCTTCGTATTAGCTCGATATTCCTCTTCTCTTAGCTGTCCGTTGCTATCAAAATAGAATAAGCGTGTTTTCAAGATGTCGTGCTGTGAATCATAATATCTGACACCATCGTACATTTTTCGCTTCAAAGCGCTAGCTCTGTCACTATTGATTAAGCTCTTAATCTCAGCGCCAAGCGTTGAAATATTTTCAGTTTGTAGCATTGTATACTCCTTAATATAGCCAGTTCTTGCTTTCGACACATTGCAAAGCATAGCGAAGTGCGTCCATCAAGTGGTTATTTTTATCTTCTGGTTTGTTTAGCCAGTTACCTTCCTTGTCTTGTTGGTAGCAATAGCTGTAAAACTCGTCCATGATGTGCGTACAAGCTGGGTGAACGATAATTTGGTAGCCTTGCAGCTTCGAAATACCTGCCATGATTGAATCTTTACCTTTTCGGCTAGGTTTCACACGTCTCAAGCCGTGCTCTTGTTTAAGCTCTTCAATCAAGCGAGGCTCTGCTGAATCGGCTATAATCGTTGTCTTTTGATAACCTTTCGATGTAATCAAGTTCGCTACCTCACGAGTGATTAAGCCGACCTGATAAGCCTCATCAAAAATGTGTATTTGATTCGTCTCGTCATTAATCAGACAAGCTACAAGCGCTGTTGGGTCGTGGGTGAAACCAAAGTCAAGACCAAGCGCCAGTTTATTGTTCTTGTCTTTAAGCAGCTCGTCTTTGTCAAAATCTTCAACCTTAACATTCTCAAACACAAGTCCTTCAGCTACACCCCACTCACCGTCACAAACAATCCGAGCACGTCTTGGATTGGTGATATATAAGTCTTCGTAGCGTTGCCTATCGACTTCGTCTAGCCACTCATTACACTTGTAAGTAGTAGTCAAAGCTAACGTGTCAGCCCGTTGTGTGTCTTTATCAAAGAAGACCCGTTTCAACCAGTGCCTTTCATTCCACGGGTTGAAGGTCACTGTAATTTGTTTAAAAAATCCGGGAACGTCCAAGCTACCACGAATAGATTCAACTACTGTACTGAATTTATCTTCCGTTTCGATTTGATAAGCCTCCTCAAACCAAGCCCAGCATAAAATCCCAACGTCAACAGTAATAGACGTGATTTTTAATTCATCATCAAGGCCTCGAAAAAGAATCTTTTGACCTGTCTTCTTCAACGTGATTTCAGGCAAAGACTCATTGAATTTAAAAAGGTGCGCAACCTTTAATTGATTGCACGCCCATTTAAAATCCGTATAAGTTGATTGCTTGTTAGTGTTTGAGTACCTACGAACTACCAAAAGATTGGCCCACGGGTATTTCAAAAGCCTTGTGATAAAGTTCAAAGCCGTCGTTTTCGACTTCTTCGAACCACGAGAGCCTTTGACAACCCTGTAAAAGTTCTTAGAACGCCAAAACTTACCGTATCCGCCACCAACCATTTTAGGAAGGTCAACGATAACGTCGTTAGTCTGCGATGTCGTCTTCATTAGCGAACACCACCGTTCCTTGCACCTCAACTTCTTGCTTGTCGGTCCACATTCTGTAACGTTTTCCGAGAAGTTCTGCGGCTTTGATACGGTCTTTAGCACTAACTTCGATATCGGTCAATTCTTGGCCGAAATCACCGACGCCAATAATGGTCTGCTCGGTTTCTTTGCCACGCATGACCGACGTCAAATACTCAAGCACTTCCTGCTGGTCTGCGACCTTTTTTGATTGCAAATCAGCCAAACGCTCATCTATATAAGATTTGATTGTAGTATTTTGTAGTAGCTTACTTGCATTCGTATTCGCATATTTTTGGCTGTAACCCGCTTTAATAGCTGCTTGCGTTGCATTTGCCGAAATGATGTACTCGTCGGCAAAACGTTGCTGTTTTATGGTCATTTTAGCGATTTTCCATCACCTCTCAATCTCAAATAAATAAAAAAGCCACACGAACGTGTGACCGAAACAGGGAAAGTAGGATTCGAACCTACGCCTACAGATTAAAAGTCTGTCGCATTCACCCCTTTGCTATATCCCTACCAACATACAGTGCTGCTAGCTTTCGCATTACGGCAAGCTCCCATATGTTGCGGCGCGACCGCTTTAACACAGGTGACAATGTCGCGCTCTATGCTATTTTTTTCTATAATATGATTTTAACACTCAGAAACGTTGTTATCCCAGCTATTTTCTTGCTCTTCTCTCCCAATTCGGAAGACCAACAACTCTCCACCTCGATAACATTCCGCAAACTCGACCGCTCCGCGCTCAAGCATGCGATAAAACTCGCTTTCAGAGTAGCCTAACTCCATGTAGATTTCGCAATCTGATTTAATTTGCCATTTACAATATTTCTCAATCAAAATTTGTCTTACGAACGGGTCAATAATGCGGTTAATTGCTTTCGTAATTGCTTGCATTTCGTCCCAAGCCGCTACACGTCTAGTTACTTGGATTTCTGTTCGTTTGCTATTGCTAAATCCTGACGCTTTAGGTTCTAGCGAGTAAGTCGCTGTAATTTTAGGTGTATACTCTTCGCCAGCCATGCGAGAATAGCGACGATAAAGAGAAAGCACCTCGTAAGCGTTGCGTTTTGTTAAAACCTTATCTATGTCCTGAAAAAGTCGCATTTTCTCAATCTCCTTATGCTATAATAGTAATAATGAGAACGTTTGCTAAGGAGCTGATTGCGACTTGGCTTTTTTTATTGTCTAGGAACTGCTCTAACCTTTGTTCCTTCACAAATAAAGTCTAATTTAGGAACTAAAGATATGTTTACCTCGTCCAAATTAAGGTATCTTATATAATTTGGGTTATTTGCGATAATACAAAAGGCATCGTGCGGGGAAAGCGCCGTCACGGTGAAAGTACAGCTTAATTTCCCTTGGAAATATCCTTCGACTAAATACTCTTTCATAGTCCATTCTCCTCACAGTAATCTTCCCAAATAGTGCTTGGTGTGAAATCATCTAGGTCATAAGTTTCCCAGTAAATGAATAGTTCACTACCATTCATATTATCCACAATAACTCCATAACTATCATCTGGTATAACACCGCCACCATCTCCTAAATACTTAAAGTCTTCTGGGTCAAAACCAAGTGCTCCAATTGCTCTGTGGACTTCTGTTTCTGAAGAGAATATCCCTAAGAGTTCTGTCTCTGTATCATAATCCCTATATTTTCTAGAATAATAAATTTTAGTAATCTTTAGTACTTCAATTTTCTGTATCACTCTTCCACCTCTTCCGCAAATTGCCAAGCCCAATCATAATCTTCCTTGATTTCTGATTCAGTCAGCTCAACACCATCAAGCTTTTTCCAGTTTTCTGAGTAATGCCAGTCTATAAAGACTTTACCTTTTTCATCTTTGTGAAGTACAAAATGTCCAGAACCTTGATAATTTGAATTTGGCAACTCTACTGTGTACAGCTTCTCTTTCTCAACTTCATAATCAAATTGGTGCATGTTCACAATTGTTTGAATTGGTTTATTATTCGAGTTATTAAGCCACCCTTTCATTTCAGTGTTATCAAATACTCCATTCATCATATCTAGTCCTAGCTGTCTTAAAGTCCATTCTAGGCTACGTTTGTGACCCTCGTACCAATCCGCCACAAATTGTGGCACTACTGGCTTCTCTGGCTCGTCGATTTGATTGATGATATTAAAAACCTCTTTTTTAGGTATCATTTCACTATCAAAGTTAATAGTCTTATCTAAAATAGTAACTCCTTCTAAATTTTTAATCTCTTCAGTCACTTCTTGCTTATTCATTCTTCCACCTCTTCAATTTCATAAACTTCATTTTCCCAAGCGTTATATTTAGTCAAGTCATCTTCAGTAAAGTGAAACTCTTTTTTATTATTAGCCCAATCTTCATGTACTGCATAATGATGAAATTTTTTATAACCTTTATCATAATGTAGATACTCATTAGTTAATTTTAATTTAGCTGTGTACAGTTTCTCTTCCTTAACTGTATAGCCGTAAATCACAGCATTCACAAGACGTTCTTTAAGCTCGCAGAATTCACCATAGGTTGCACCACTATCAATTGGTAGTTCATATGTTTTCTTAGCCATTTCGAAAACAAATAAGTATCCATAACCACAGCGAGTAATGTAGTATAAAGCGTCTGGTAAACTGTAAAAATCAGTAAGTTTATCAACCCATTCAGCTTCCTTTTTAGTCAGCACTGGTTTTTCTGGTTCGTCAAGTTTGTCAAGCAAATTTATAGCATAGGCAATCCCATTGTTATAACCTTTATCAAATTGACTAGCATATTTAATTGCTTTGCAATTGAATCCCGCTTCGTGCATTTTTCTCATCAATTCTTGCTTATTCATAATCAACCCCCAAACCTTTCAATTCTGCTTTTAATTCATCAGCGTAATCTTCAAATACCTTCTGAATTTTTTCTTTGAGTTCATCTTTCATAAATACACAGTCATCTCTTCCGTCAGGATATTTTACAGCAATGTGATAAATTTTGCTTTTAGACAATGTTTCTAAAATTTTGACGTTTTGGACAAGCATATTCGCTCGCTCTAACTCTTTCAGGTCCATCTTAGTTTTATCGGACTCTTCAAACTGTTCAGCGACTTTCATCGCATAAATAAGCCCACTATTGAATGCAGCTGCCCATTCACCATTGTTACTACGCTCAGTATCTTTGAGCTCTCCTTGTAATTTAGCTAAAAATTTTTTCAGATTCATCGCTTACTCCTTCACAATTGTAATATTGCAGCCTTTAATAGTTCGCCCATCTGTTGTTTGAATCCAAATCCCTTCGTCTCCGTAGCAATCATAGTCTTTGACCTCTACACGCTCCCAACCACAATTCTGCTTATCAGTTGGTATGTAAGCGTACGTGCTATGACTAGACGCATTTCCGCTTTCTGAACACCCGAACAATCCGACTGCTGTCAAGGTTAGACCGACTAGCATTATTAGAGCTTTGTTTTTCATCTCTCAGCACCTCACTCGTTATCTGTAATCGTTACAGGAAGAATGCTTTCAGGCATGTACTCAACTTCATACTTGTATTTATTGACTTTTGTTCCGTCTGTTAAATCTTCGACGACGTACATGTTGTTTTTGGTCATGTTGATTAAATGCTTCCTGTATTTTCCTTTTGATACTTCAGCAATAACGACCAATTTCTTGCTGTTTGACGTATCAACTGAGATAAGACCTTCGACCTTAAACTCAATCTTGTCAGTACGTGTATTGATAACTGCTACACGTCTGCGAACATTAAAATTATCCGCTTCCTTACTAATGTTGTAAGAGACTTTATCCGATTCCGTACAACCTGACAACGTAGCTAAACCAATTGTCATGAGCGCTGCACCTGCTAAAACTGCTATTTTTTTATTTTTCATCGTGTTTCCTCATTTTCTACCCAAATATTAGTTAACTCCCACTCTTTGATTTTGGGGTCTTTTGAAACAATATCTAAAGCAACGTCTTTAGAAGGAGCAAGTAAGCGATAACCGAGCTCTGGGCGGTCTGTTTTACTTGCGTACACTGTGTACCATTTATCCATTTTCCAATACCTCGATTTTCTTGATTTCACTGTTTAAAATGCTTCGTTTGTGGCCCAATTCAACGTCCTGACCAGCTTTCCAACGATTGTATATATAATCATACGTGCTTTTACTAACACACGTCGTCAAAAGCTTATTGTTTGTTAGCGTGAACCGTACTTTCATAATCGTACTCTCCCCCGTAATTATCAGTGTGATAAACAATCGTTTGATTGTCCTCTAACCGCTTGATTTCATATTTTTGCTTGATATTTTCAAGTTTCAGCTCAGTAATTTTGTTGTTATAAACAGTCTTTTGCATTCCTAACTCAATCGTAAAAAAGACAACTGTGACGATGATTGTAAACGATAACAACATACTTAAAAACATGTATCTTTCAGCTTTCAACTTACCACCTCATAGTATTCTGTTTGTCCGGGCTCTTTACGAGCCTTTTCAAAATATTTAAGAGCTTGTTTTTTGGTTTTAAACTCTGTTTCTTTAAAATCTTTGGTTGTTGCGAAACAGGTCGCTGTTCTAAGCTTTGGGCTGTATTCCCTTACAATGTGTTTTTTTGTCATAATAATTCCTTTATTTCCAATCTAATCCTATATTTTCCGGGTATTTCGCTTGGTCCACCTCGTTTAAACGTCATAAATTTAATGACTTCTGAGTTGTCGTCCGTCCAGATTCCGGCGTCTGTCAATCCATCAACGAGTGCTTTGACGGTCGGATAAAAATTAGGTGGGTCAAGTCGTCTTTTAGTAGGTGCGTAAATCGTCACTACAAGGCCACAGGGGCGCTTTTTTGAGTAGGGGGTACAATTACATTGCCGACCTGCTCTAGCGGCTGTATCACGTAAAAATGCGGTGATTTTAGCCTTTTGCGTCCAATGGGGACGGTCATTGGCGTTTAACATCTGTTTTTGCTTCTTAGTATTCGATAAAATAAACTCAAATTTCATCAGTAAGCCCCGGAATCTCAAAAGCGACGTGAGTGACTTCTTGGCGTTCTTTTGTGTACCAATCGAAATAAAACTCATGCTTTTCGCTGTTGTATGTCACTTCAACGTAATCCGGAAGTTTCGAATTTGGGTTGCTCATCGGATAAGCTTTCTCGCTGTCAAAGCTAAACATTCCTTTAGCGTTTCCAAGTGTATAGTTAAACCAAACCATGTAAACATCATGTGGTTCTAATTCAAGGTGCTCTGAAATTTTATGTTTTGCGTAAGTTTCAAAATCCTCTTGCGTCAATTTGATAAGGTCTTCTTTCATTTTTTTCTCCTCAAAAATAAAAGCGGGCACTTTTAAAGTTGTGTGAGTATGGCTTGCGCCCGCTGAAATTCTTTACATTGCCGTCTCGTTAAAATCGGCACGTCTTTCTAGTTCGCTTTTATCGTGAATCCCGGCACGTATTTATCAATTATGTTTAAAACTTGGTTTTCGGAAATGAAATTCCTGCCACCGACACGAACTACTTCGTATTCTTTTAACGCTTTGACTTCGTGGGTAAGTAGTTCTCTAAGATTTCTAGCTGGGAAGTCTGAATATCCTAACAAGTAAGCCGGTGTTACACCCAAAAAATCAGCTAACTTTTCAGCTTTTTCGATTTTTATTTGGGTTGCTCCGCTTTCCCAATTTTGTAATGTTCTGCAATGAATACCCAATTCATTTGCTACTGCTTGTTGAGATAAGCCTTTTTCCTTACGTAATTCTTTCAGTCTATTCATGGTTTAAAACCTCATTTCTTACTTTGACGTTCTCCGATAAGGTAACCTAATAGCAACCAAAGGAGAGCCATTCCTGCTTCTCTAAGAAATTCAATCATTCTGTTTCTCCTTTCGGATTGAAATACCATTGAAGCATTTCTGCTTGATTATCTGCTAAATATTGCTCAAATTCCTGAAATTGCAAGATTGCCCAACGCAATCGATGAAGGTCATCTTCGCCCTTTGAGCAGAACCCAGAAACACTAAAGAATGGTTTTAGGTGGTAAGCGTAGTCTGTCTTACCTAAAACATCAATGTTGAAAGTCGGTTCTTTTTCGAGTTCGAAATCTAAGACGAATTCAGGGCCAAGGTCATGAATGACCTGTAAGTTAGTTCCGTCCGAATAGATAGTGACGCTATCTGTAACGTGTTCCATTTGCATGTTTTAATCTCCAATCATATCGTTTAAGCTTACGAGTTTAGAAAGTTTCTTTTGAGCCTTACAGTAGTCACAATGACCACACTTCTTAGGTTCTTGCTTACCCTGAATGACGTCCCAGACTTCTTTGACATTATCTTTGATATAGTCAAGACCCTCTTCAAGCCAATTTTCATCAACTTTGATAAATTCCTTGTCAGGAACGTTCTCTTTTGATACGGCTACGATTAGCGGTCTAAATTCTTGGCCCGACATCTGTTTTAGCAATTCACGATAAAGAGCTAACTGACCGTTATAGCCAAAATTTAAGATATTATTGACCGCTGCTGGCACTTTCTTATGTAAATCTGCGTTCCACTCTTCGTTGTAAATTGACCTCATTGTTTTCAGGTCAACAAAGTAGCCACGAGATAGGTTAATGCTGTCAAGTTTGCCCTTGATTGGTACCCCTTCAATTTCGCCAATGACAATCAATTCTTTTCGGACGTCATCGCTTGGATAGCCGTGATATAGGCGATTAAAGTTCTCGTCATCTTTCAAGGCGTTAATCATTTTCTCGCCTACCACGAAATCAGCTTTCAGATTGCCCTTGTTCTTGCCTGTTTTAGCAATGATTTTCGCTTTATTAGCTTCAACGAAAGCGTCGTGAACCTCTTCGGATTCAAAGTAGCTATGTACGTAATTGCCGACCAAGAGAGCGGTCTCGTCTCGGTCTTCCACCCATTCGCCATTTTCAACGGCGTAAGCTTTAGCTTGACATTGCATGTATTGTTTAAAGCGTGAATTAGACAAGTATTTTTTGTCTTGATAGTAGTTCTCATCTGTTAGCTTAGTCATATAGGTCTCCTAGTTGCTCAAATAGCTCTGTTTGTTCCGGTTCATGTAATTCTTCAGGTTCTGGCATTTGAGCCGATTCTGGGGCTTCTGTGAGCTCCTGAGCGGTGTCTTCAGATGGTGTCACATCTTTAGGTTGTTTTGTTTCTTCGTCAGCAGCTTCTGGCAATGGTTCACCAAGGAAGCTGTCAATACTTTCACTGTCGTCTTGTTCTGGCGTTATGTCTTTGACATTTCGTTCGTCATCATATTCGTTTGCTGTAGTTCGATTTACAGCGTCAATAAATAAGTCGTTGTCGTCGCTTGTGTTAAAGAACTGTTTAGCGGCACGATTGATTACAGTACGTTTTGCCATTTCTTGCGGGAAATTATTTTGGACGGTTTTATTTTTTGATTGCCCCCAAGCTTTATCGATTTCTTTCTTAGTCATGATTGTCAAAATCTTCTCACCATCAACTTTTTCGATAATACAGTAAGCACCAATAATTGGATTATCTTGATTTAGCCAATTAGTATCGTGCTTAACCAGCACCTTACGACCTTCAACGTTTTTAATTTCAACATTATCACCTTCGTAGATAACTTCGGCGTAAATGTCTTTAACTTCAGGGAGCTGTTTAACGACTTTCATCGTTCCAAAATATGAACGCATTAGCTTGACCTTGTTTCCATAAGGAATGAAATAGCATTGTGTTTTAGCCGGGCTTAGGCCTTGCGTTACCATGTCAAGCAAAGCGTTATAAATACTGTCTTGCGTACATTTTCCTAGCAAATTGCCGCTATTTGAATTCGTCAAAGCGTAATAAGCAGAGCTTAGAGCGTTACTTACACTGTAATTTGGCGCTACTAGCAAGCCTTCGCCTTTCATTTCTTCGATTCGGTTAGCCACACTTGACGTAATTTGTCGTTGTGTTAATTCTGTTGTCATTTTTTCTCCTCTTTACCAATCTTCTAGCTGGTCGTCTTTCCAGCGGTCATAAGCCTCGTCTTCATCACCCTGAAATACTTCTTCATGGTCCTCATACGTGCTTAACCAATTATCGTAATCAAAATCGCCAAACAATCCATGTTGCATTAGCTGACCTTTCTAGCTTGCAGCAAGTAGTAGCAAGTCTTAGCGCCGTAGTCAATTCGAATACCGTCGTCGCTCATCGTTTTACGGAATCTAGGCTCATGAATCGCCGAATTGATAGCTACATCTCGTTTCATTGCTTCAACTGCTTCCTGACCGTCATCAAAGAATCCAAGATGAAACTTGCGATAACCATTGACAACGTGTAATAGTTCGATTTTCATTAGTCTTTATCCTCGTCGGGTTTCATTCCTAACTCTTTCAATTTATTCTCGAATGCTTCTTCTGGCTCTGCTCCATTCAAGACGTCCTCTAAAACTTCAGACAGTAGTAAGAACCCGTCAATCATTCCTTTTTCAGCTTCGTTAAAGTTGATTTCGCCCAATATATCGCCAATTTTTGCAACAGCGACGACGTGCTTTAGCTCATCTCTAAGTCCTTTAACTCGTTCAAGTGTTTTGTGTTCATCTAAAATTGTTTGTTTTACGTTCATGTTTATGTTTACTCCTCTAAAAATGCTGCTTTCAGCGCGTCAAGCTTAGCTTGCTCGTCCGCTGTTGCTTCGTGTTTGTATTCTTCATCTACCCACTCAGGAACGTTGCTTTTAGCCGGCTGCTGTTTGAAATATTGCTTATCTTTAGCCTCTTGCCTTTGCTTTTCAGCTCCTGCTACCATCTCAGGGGTCAAAAGTCCTTGGCGTTTGTAACGCATTAAGATAGATTTGAAATAATTAAAATTGAAATTGCTAGTAGAGTTAGCTGCTTCTTTCAAAGCTGTAAGCATTAAGTCAATGCTAAATCCATCTTCTTTGTGTAATTTTGGGATATCTTCGATTTCAAAAGGCGTTAAAGCTCTACCTGTAATTTCTTGCCATTTGTCAAAGAAATATTTTAAATTTTGAGAATTGGAAGAGGAGCTGGCGGAATCGTCTTTCTTTTCCTCTTCCTCTGTATCTATATCTTTCTCTATATCTATATCTATCTCTCCGTTGCACTTTGTTGCATTGGTGTTGCAATGCAACGCCTTTTGTTCTCTGTGTTTACGAGAACGCCTTGTGCTAGCGGTTTCTGAGCCTACCATCTCAGGAACTTGTTCAAGGAAAAATTCAAAATTATTGTTTTTGGTCAAAAGTCCTTTTTTGCTCAAAAAAATTAAAGTCATTCTGACAGCTTCTGTATCTTCATCAATGAGTAAAGCCATCTCTTCAGCTAAATCTTGAGCAAGGCCTTCATAAAAGATTTTTCCGTTGTCTTCAAGGCTGATTAGCATTAATTTGAGATAGATTATAGTGTACGTGTCGCCACCGGGCATTTTACGCAAAAGCTTCATCTCTTTTGATTTAAAGAAATCCTGAGCAAGCTGAATCCAATAATACCGTCTATTTGTCTTCGCCAATCAATCGTCCTCTTCGTCTAATTCAAAATAGCAATCTTCACAAATTAAAGCGTCTTCAAAATCATCTCGATATGCGTCTTCCCACATATCGAATGTATGACCGCAATTTGAGCACTCTTCGCCCTCGTGAATTGTCATAATTAATACGTCTCCGCCGCAATTTTGACAACGATAATCCCCTAATTCCCATTCCATGTTCTCTTCGGTAAAGTGGAAATCATCATCTACATAGCCGCAATCTTCACACTCGACGGCATAACAATGGTCTTCTTCAAGTTCAAAATTTTCTCGTTTCATTTCTTAACCTCTGCTAACATTTCGCGTAAACATTTATTTTCTTTCTCTAAATCAAAAACCCTTTGATTTAAGTCTTTACACATTCTGTTACTCAAAATCAATTGTTGATTAAGTTTAGCAGCGATTTCTCTGTAGCGGTCCGCTTCGTTTGGGAATCTTACAAAATCTTTTGCTTCAACCTCTTCATTTTCAGGAAAGAAGAAGTCGTGGATTTTACCGAAAAATTTCATTATGTTATTGCTCCTTATCGTCTGTGTAGCGGCCAATAAATGGCAAGATAGTGATTTCTGTTAATGCTAAAATGATTGTTGTGATAATTATGTATGTCATGCTGTTCGCTCCTCTAAGCGTGTTTCATTGATTGCTACAAGTGTTCTGTAAACTAGATGGCCCGCTGGGATTGTGTAGTCTGCTGGGTCAAATTCAACTAGCTTTGTTTCATTGTTCTCAGTTACTTCGCGATAACTAGTAACTTTAGGTTTCCATTGTTCTTTTTTTCGTTTCATGTTAAAATACCTTTGTAATGTTTATGTTTGCCCTCTAGCTAATTGCCGTTAGCCAAGGGCTTTTTTTATGCTCTCAGACTGGCTGGTATGGCCCTAGTAGGCACTTTTCAGCCGGTTAAAAATAAATAGGAGATACTATCGTGTAAATGATTAAAAAATCTATATTGGTAAAGGAAAATCAAACATAGTCAAATTGATATTTATGAGTAATCACCTACTAGAGCCGTATCAACCAGCCTGAAAACAGTTAGTTAGCTAAGTTTCTTGTTGTCGTCAACATTCAGCAACTTATCAGCGAAATACAATTGCCCTTTACCTGTAATTTTAGGCGTCTTGTTAATGCTGATATGACCGTCTGAATGATTGATAGTCGTTTCTTTGATTTCAAACAGACCCAAATCCATCGCTTTTTGCGTCGGCATGTTCCAACTGCTACCTTTCCTGTTAATAAGATAGCCATTTTGGCGCAACCACGAAAATAAGCGATTTTGACCGAAATTAAGGCCGTTTTGACGCATGAGCTTAGCGAAATCACCGACTAAAATAGACGTATGACTTGCGCTGACTGCGTTAGCAAAGATGACTTTAGGCTTTTGCTCTTCAATTGTCGCTTCGAGCTTAATGATTTTACGGTCAGCAATTTTAAGAGCTCGTGCCATGATTTTCTCAGGACTGTTAAAGTCTTTTTCGACCTGAATGAAATATTGGCGGACCTCTTTACCTTTGTCGGTACGTTGAATCATTGCGATTTCTTTTGCCATGTCTAGTTTTAGGACGTGGTCAGTCATTTCACGTTTTACTTCTCTCTTGCCTTCCGTTCGAACCTGCTCAAATTTGAGCGGGTTGAAATCTTCGTATTCGGTAAAACCATATTCAGTCATGCGTTTGAACCAATCTTTATAAGCTGTTTTAACTCCTAAAGCTTGATGAAGCTGACGACCTGAAACAACAGGCTCTTGATTTTCGTTTAAAGTAACGTTAATTAATTCGTTCATAGAACCCCTTTCTAACTTGCTGACAAATGTTTATTTCGATTTAATTCGTATTTTTTCCCTAAAAAAATAAAATCAGGGTCTACTTCGTAGAAATCGGCAAGTTTTCGTAATAGATTCACCGGAATTCTTGTGCTGTCGTGCTCATATTTAAGCAAAGTTTGATGATGGATTCCGATTTCTTCAGCTACTTCTTTAGCTGATAAGCTGTAATTCGTACGCAAGGCACGTAACGTCATTTTTTGCATATCCTACTCCTTTCTATTTTTTGTTCATAAGCACGCAATTCGATTTCGTGCTCTACTCGTTTGCATAGTTTCAACGCTTCTCCGTAAGTTTCGCTTGATTCGATAATCTTGTCAGCTACCTCGATGATTAAATCCTCTCTCATTGCTGCTCCTCTCGGTCTTTAGACTGATTTAAAATCTTAAAAGATTTAGTATAGTAGTTTTGTTAGCAACTTTAATGAAAGGAGAAGAATATGGGAAAACTTACACCAAAACCAACTAGCAAAGTTCCAACGAAAACTTGGGAAGATTTAGATGAACATTTACAACGAACATTCAAAGACCCTCAATTTCAATGGGCTGTCGTAAATCCTGCTGAATACATTATGGATAAGCAAGAAATTATTGACGAATGTAAACTTGCTGGTTATGAAGTTTCTGAAACACCAGACGGACTTGAAGTTCGATAAACAACTCTCGCCAGCTGATTTATTTGAACTTCAGCAGTTAACATTCTATCCGCAAGCTGATTCAATTCAGCTTGTTTTTTATTTCCGCAATACGGATAGCGTTTGGGTCTCATACGCTCACCCCCCCTTGCTTTGTTAAGGCCTTTCTCAACCTTACGAGTTTATTATAATACGAATTAAATCGTATGTCAACAGTTTTTACGAAAAAATTCGTATTTTTTATGCTTTTTTTATTTACAAATACGAATTAAAACGATATTATATAGTTAGAAAAAATTGAAACGAGGTACAATATGGCACGAGGAAGAGGAAAATTAACGCCTCAAGATATCGAATATATGAAAATAATCTCTAGCAATATAAACAGATTATTAAACGAGCAAAATAAGAAACAAGTTGATATCGCAAGAGGGACTAAAATCCCACCTTCAACTATTACTGGATATGTAAAAGGGACTTCTCTTCCTATTCCGGGAAATGTAGAAAAAATTGCTGATTTTTTCGGAGTTCTAAAATCCGATATTGACCCACGTTTTAAAGCTACCAAAAAAACAATTTCATCTAAAATCAACTTTGACCCTCGCCAAGCGATTCTACTGTCTAACTATAATAAGTTAAACGACAATCGCAAGGATAAGCTTGTACAGGTTTCCGAGAAGCTTTTGGCAGAGGAAGACGGTAAAGTCGTTGATATTTGCGAAAAACGTGCCGAATACGAAACTAGAAAGCGTGTGAGCTTGCCTGCTCCCGGTAAGGTTTCGGCTGGTACTGGCTACTGGCAAGAAGATGACTACGACACTATGGTAGATTTCTACGAAGATGAAATCCCAGATGAAAGCGAATATGACACTATCGCAATTGTCGTCGGTCATTCAATGGAGCCTAAAATCAAAAATGGCGATTTTCTTTTCATTAAATTGAAAAATCAAGTTGATTTAAATAAAATCGGTATTTTTAAAGTCGATGGTGAAAACTACGTTAAAAAACTAAAAAGCGACCGTTTAGAGTCACTTAACAAAGATTATGATGACATTCAACTTTCTGAAGAAAACGATATTCGTACAATCGGCGAAGTTGTTGATATCTACAGAGAACGCTAATCAATCGTGCAAATCCTGAATCACGTTAAAAGCTGAAATAAAGGAGCTATGAAGATGAAGTTTTGTCCGGAATGCGGAACGCACGTAGAAGGTATGAAATTCTGTCCGGAATGTGGTTACTCTCTTGTAACTACAAAAGAAAAGGTTGTTGACTTTGAATCAGTAAAAGAGCCTGAAAAAGATGAAGTAAAAAACACTGAAATGGTTGAAACTGCTATTCAAAGCGAACCAGCCGAACCTGTTAAAGTAGGTTTTAAAACTTTGATGAAATCAAAAAGTTTTGGGGAATTTCTAGCTGCTAAGAACAATCCTGAAAAAGCGGCGGAAATTCAAAATCGCAAATGGTCTCAAGTTATATCTAACAGCGCAAAATCAACTCAAGAAGTTGCAGCTATTAAAAAAGCAGCAAAAATTGAAAAGAACGCTATCAAATGTCCTAAATGCGGTTCGAAAAATGTGCAATTTATGCAACAAGATAAAAAAGGATTTTCAGTCGGTAAAGCACTTGGTGGCGCTGTATTATCTGGTGGTGTCGGTGCTGTCGCTGGTTTTGCTGGTAAAAAAGGCAAAAAACAATGGCATTGCTTAAATTGTAGCAATGTCTTTGAAACTAAAAAATAATCGTCAGAGGTTAAACTATGAAAGTTGGATTTAGAAAACCAAGTTTAAAGAAGAGTTTGAAAGCTCGTACTACTGCTAAATGGAAAAGACAAGCTAAAAAAGCTATTATTCCCGGATATGGGAAGAAGGGCATGGGCTGGGTTAAAAATCCTAAAAAAGCAGCCTACAACAAGGTTTATCATAAGACTACATTTGGTCTATCTGACATTTTAAAATTGTTTAAGTAAAATAAAAAGCCCACGCTCAAATTTTGGACGAGGAGAGCGTGAGCTAATAATTGGTAGTATAGTAAAAAGCCTGCTTTTAGTAGGGCTCTTTACTATACTCATTTTAACAAGAAATGAGGTATAAATCAATGCAAACCAAGAAAGTAGCAATCTATGTCCGTGTGTCATCATTACACCAAGCTATCGAAGGTTATTCTATCGGCCAACAACAAGACGCCTTAACAAAATACTGCGAGGCGATGAATTGGGCCATTTACAACGTCTATACGGACGCCGGTTTTAGCGGTGGTAAAATAGACCGTCCTGCTATGCAAAAGCTTATCACAGACGCGAAAACGGGCAAATTTGACACTGTTTTAGTTTACAAACTAGATAGGCTTTCTCGAAGCGTTCAAGATACTTTATTTTTAGTCAGAGATATCTTTAACGAGAATGATATCGGTTTCGTTTCGTTACAAGAGAATATAGACACTTCAACCGCTATGGGAAACCTATTTTTGACTTTGTTATCGGCCATCGCTGAGTTTGAGCGCGAACAAATCAAAGAGCGTATGCAAATGGGAAGATATGGCCGAGCCAAGTCAGGGAAGTCTATGATGTGGAATCTGACTTCTTACGGCTACAGATACAATAAAGAAACTCAGAGCATGGACGTCGTCCCTTCCGAGGCTTTAATCATAAAGAGGATTTACAAAGAATATCTTTCCGGAAAATCTATCTCTAGGATAAAAGACGGCTTAAACAACGAAGGACACGTAACAAGAGACAAACCGTGGGCTTACAAACGTATTAGTCATATTTTGACGTCTATTATATACACGGGAGTTACAGAATTCAAAGGTGAAATCTATGAAGGGTTACACGAAGCAATCATAGATAAAGAGACTTTTGAACTAGCTCAAGCTGAATTCAAAAAGCGTCAGCAACAGACCAAACAAAACAAAA